CTTCTGGTTCTCGAACTTTTACTGCTACTGCAGGAGGAATCCATACAGCAGCACTAGCGCACGGTACAGATACACTAGATACAGATACTATCTTTGTAAGTGCAGCACCACCACCACCTCCGCCACCACCTCCGCCACCTCCACCACCTCCACCACCGCCCCCTGGACCAACTGGAAGTGTTAGTATATCTCCTCTATCTGGAACTACATCAGACATTTATACTATTACCTGGAGCAGTAGCAATGCAACAACTGTGGCCGTAAACGCTTATAAAGATAATGTATTCCAAGGATTATTTAGTTCGAGTGCTAGTGGAAGTACAAGTACAGGTATCGGGCAAGTAGGTACTTGGAGAGCAGATTTAGTTTTAAATGGCACTGTAGTAGATCAAGCGTTTACAATAGTTTCGGCAGTCTCAACACCTCCGCCACCACCTCCGCCACCACCTCCGCCACCACCTCCGCCTCCGCCACCACCACCGCCTCCGCCACCTCCGACGTATGCTATTCAGGTTACGGCAGTAGCAGTAGGTTTGACAGCGTATGTCAGTATCACAGGCGGAATACCAAATACATCGTATGCGTATTCAGTGTACAAAGACGGCGCAGCATATACATCTGGTAGTAGAACAACAGATGCAAACGGTACTGATACTATATCTGCTCAACTTCCAACTGGTTTCTATACTGTAGGAGTTGCGCAAACAGGCGCAGGTTCAGATGGTGCTTCGTTCACAATATCAGGCGGTTTGCTTCCGTAGTAAACCAATTACTATATAGTGTCCTGTGTATTTTAAATATATAAAGTATGCAGGACATTTATATAGATAATAATTTTTTAAATAAGAATAATATTAACAGTCTCGTAGATTATGTAACAACAACAAATGACTGGATAGTTACAAACGACCATTGGTCTGAAAAATTTATTCATAAAAGTAATATATCTAATAAAGATATACAACAATTGTTAGACGACATAGGATTAAACGTACGACAAATTATAGAAACAAAATACAAAACCAAATGTTTGATAGAAACATTTCAGTTGGTAAGATGGCGCAAAGGAGATAAACTAGACCCTCCTCACGCAGATTGTGAACATCTCGACGGTTCTCTACACCCTTATCCTAATAGACATTATAGTGTATTAATCTATCTTAATGAAGATTACGAAGGCGGCCAAATATTTTTTCCAAACCAAAATTTACAACCAGAAACAACTCCGGGAACACTTGTACAATTTGAAGGTACAAAAGAATATTTACACGGAGTAACTGAAGTTAAATCTGGTGAAAGATATACAATAGTTCTATTTTTGACAAAAAATGCTTAATAATTTTCCAAAAAACAAAATATTAGTTGTACCAGAATCGATATATCATAAAGATGATTATCTAGATATAGTACAACCATTAAAAGGAATGAAAACAAGAGACTGGGTCAACAAACACGTTGCTCACTGTTTGCCTGTAGTCATTGGAAATCAATACGGTTTTGCAATAAGGAGTAGTTGTGATTTTACAGCAGAATGGAATGGTGGAGAAGCGCCTAATGATGTTACAATAAAAACAAGTCCTTGCAGTAAACAAACAATAAGTGCTCATTTTGGAAGTGGACTTATTACTGTACAAAATAGATTTACATTTAGAACTCCTCCCGGTATTAATTTAATGGTAATGAATCCTCCTAATTATTTTATACCAAATTTATCTAATATGACCGCAGTAGTTGAAACAGATAATTTACGTAGAGACTTTACTTTTAACTTAAAAATACTTTCTCCTAAGCTAGTAGTAGAAGTAAAAAAAGGAGATATAATAAGTGCAGTTATGCCTATTCCTAGATATTTTGTTGATAAATTTGAAATAGAACTTGCTGAAAATTATTTTAGTGAAAACGCCATTCAACTTGAACAACAAGAAATGAAAAATGCAGGAATTGAACGCAACAGCGTCGACAAGAAAAAACCGCACGGTGTAGGAAAGAGATATTGGCGTGGTGAAGACACCCAAGGTAACAAATTTCTAGATCATCAGCGGAAAATGTAGTCAGATCTTATTTGACAAATAATTTTTTTTGTTATATACTATTATATCTTATAGGAGTACAAGTATGGACGAGCGTTTAGAAAAAGCTATTGAATTTTCTAATTTTATGGTTACACTTAACAACCAGAAAAGATTGTTAAAAGAAAAATATTTAGAAGATCTAATTTATTTTTATGACGGTTGCCAGTTCACAGTTACTAAAGAACTAATAAATTTTTGCTACACAATGTTGTCATTGGAGCAAGATGAGATTGTATTAGTAGATGATAATAACATACCCTTACAAATTGACAATATACAAGAATTTTACAATGAAATATTGAATACGTATTTTACATCGTCTAATAATTATTTTGTCGAATACGAAAAACTCAAAAAAAATAGGAGTGTTACTGATTTAGTAGGATTAGAAATTGACTAAAGGCGCACTTTTAATTGCAAGAAATAACGATACAATTGATTATGTAAAACAAGCAGTATTCCTTGCAAACAGAATAAAAAAATATTTAAATATTCCTGTAAGTATTATTACAGATAGTGTCTTATACCTTCAAGATTCTTTCCCTGAGGACACATTTGAAAAAATTATTAAAATTGATTACAAAGACGACAGTCCTAACAAAAAAAGTTATCACGATGGAACTCTTTATAGCCAGAAACTAAATTTTAAAAATAACTATAGAGTAGAAGCATACGATTTGTCTCCTTATGAAGAAACTTTATTGTTGGATACTGATTATATAATTTCTAATAATTTACTATCTAATTGTTTTGATTCTCCAAATGATCTTCAAATGTTTAAAAAATCAGAAGATATTGCAAAAGTAAGAGACGAAAGAGAGTTTGATTATATAAGCGATTACAGTATAGACTTTTATTGGGCTACTGTAGTTTTTTTTCGAAAAACTGAACTTAACAAAATATATTTTGACTTAATTAAGCACATACAAGAAAATTGGAGTCATTACACAACAGTATATCAGCTAGAAAGCTCATTATTTAGGAATGATTTTGCATTTAGTATAGCAGGTCATATTATGAATGGATTTTCTAGAGGTAGTTTTATTGCAGAATTGCCAGGAAAGCATTTATATACAATAGATAGAGACATTTTGTGGAAATTAGAAGATAATAAATTTATTTTTTTAGTAGAAAAAGAAAATTACAGAGGCGAATATACAGCTATTTCTATTAAAGATCAAAGTGTACACGTAATGAATAAATTTAGTCTAAATAGAATAATAGACGAGGTAGGATATGAGTAAAGGTATAGTTGTACTTGCACAGAATAATGAACAAGTTAATTATGTACAACAAGCTTGTCTACTTGCTCTAAGTTTGAAAAAACATAATCCTACAGAACTAATAAGTATTATTACTGACGATGTAGTTCCAGCAAAGTACAAAAACTTATTTGACAAGATTATTCCTATAATGTGGGATGATGATGCCGCAGAATTTGAATGGAAGATTCAAAATAGATGGAAAATTTATCATTCATCACCGTATGATAGAACAATTGTACTTGATACAGATACTTTAATTTTACAATCTATATCTTCTTGGTGGGACTTTTTAGAAAATTATGAAATGTTTTATACAAGTAAAGTCTTTACCTATAGAGGAGACATTATAACTGACACATATTATAGAAAAACATTTGTAAGTAATAATTTACCTAATATATACAGCGGATTTCATTATTTTAATAAAGGCGATTTTGCGCACAAGTTTTATAAATGGTTAGAATTTGTGGTACAAAATTGGCAAAAATTTTATGAAATATTTTTGAAAGAAAACAGACCGTCTTGGTGTAGTATTGATGTGTGTAGTGCAATTGTTACAATAATACTAGATTGTGAAGATAAAATTACTAACAAAGTTTCTAGCTTTCCTAACTTTATCCATATGAAGTCACAGATACAAGGATGGACAAATAAAAAGAAAAACTGGCAAGATTGTGTAGACGTATATATGAATCATAAAGGCGAAATAAAATTAGGAAATTTTCAACAGTTAGGAATTTTACATTATACTGAAAAAGATTTCTTAAAACCATATATGTTAAACAATTATATGGAATTAGTGCAATGATAAACAATTTAAGAAAATTTGTTGAAAATTTAGAAGTTTCTAAATCAAATGTAGGAATGCACGTTTATTTTGATCCTGATACTGGAAAAATAAACAAGATATCTAGTAAAGAAGAAACAGCACCTGGCTTGCATAGTATATATGTCAATTATGAAGATGTTAAAGATATACAACACGGTGTAAGGCGTATTGATGATTTTATTGTAACATACAATCCAACAAAAAATAGATTAGTTATAACAGATCAATTAGAAAAAACAAAAATACCTAATGTAAGAGATAGATTATATAATATTCCACAAAATGTGCCAAATGCTGATATAAACATATGTTGTTATCGAGATGAATGGACTGTATATTTGAATGAAGAAAAAAGATTAGAACATTTTGAAGCAGATAAAAGATTATCTTTTGATTTAGTGATGAATTTTAGTATAACTGATAAGAACGATCCAAACATACTTCACCAAAGTATAAAAATAAATTATCAATCATTACTTAATCAAGAACAAGTTAATATAAGTGATCAAATTGATTCTACAATTAATCCTAATAACGTAAGTGTATACACTGCAAAGTATTTTGATACTTATAATTATGAAGTGAGACAATGAAAAAATTTAAAGTTTTAGACTACGATATAATATATCTAAGTTATGATGAACCAAATGCTGAAAAAAATTACGCAGACTTATGCAGCAAAGTTCCTTGGGCAAAACGTGTACACGGTGTAAAAGGTTCAGATGCTGCACACAAAGCTTGTGCTGAATTAAGTGAAACAGATAGATTTATCACAGTAGATGGCGATAATATTATTAGGCAAGAGTTTTTAAATCAAACTATAGACTTTGACGAAAACAAAAATTTGTCAAACTGTGTAATAAGTTGGGCAGGAAATAATATGATTAACGGCCTAATATACGGTAATGGCGGACTTAAATGTTGGCCTAAAGAATTTGTTTTGAATATGAAAACTCACGAAAATGCCGATCCTAATAACCCTCACGCACAAGTTGATTTTTGCTGGGACGTACAATACATTCAAATGGAAGGAGTGTATTGTGATGTGCATAACAATTCTACTCCACATCAGGCCTGGAGAGCAGGATTTCGTGAAGGTGTAAAAATGGCACTAGATAGAGGCGTAAAAGTAAGTGTCGAGGACTTTCATAAAAATCATTGGAAAAACTTGCATAGACTATATATTTGGTTAATGGTCGGCGCAGATGTAGAAAACGGACTTTGGGCTATCTATGGTGCTAGAGAAGGTTTATATCAAACAATGTGTACTGATTGGGATTATATTAACGTAAGAGATTTTGAATATTTAAATTCGCACTGGGACGGATTAACAAAAAATTTAACAGAAAAAAATCTATTACAAGAAATTGAAGTTTTAGGGGATATATTAAAAGACAAATTAAATATTCCTATTTCTACAAAACCATTGGATGGTCCTCACAGTAAATTTTTTAAAGAAATTTATCAAAATCCAATGAGAATGTCAAACAAATTTTTGGAAAAAGAATGACACAAGCAAACGATTATAGAAGTGTACAAAGTGAACTAAACAATAAAAGTTGTTCACTATGTTTGGCCAAATGGACACAAGTAACTTTACACCTTCAAACAGGAATGACACATAGCTGCCACCACGTACCTGCACATAAAATACCTTTACAAGAAATTGAAGTTGATCCTAGTGCATTACATAATACTAGTTACAAAAAAGAAAAACGCAAACAAATGCTCGAAGGCGAAAGACCTGAAGAGTGCGATTACTGTTGGAATATTGAAGATTCGGATAAAGATAATGTTGTGTTTAGTGATCGTGTAATGAAAAGTGCTGAAGATTGGAGCTATCCGTATTTTTCAGAAATCACAAATAATCCTTTTACCAAAAATATTAATCCAAAATATTTAGAAGTAAGTTTTAGTAGCGTATGTAATTTTAAATGTTCTTATTGTTTACCTGAAGTTAGTAGTAAATGGATGGAAGAAATAAAACAATTTGGACCTTATCCTACAAGTACTCGATTTAATAATTTGGATGTCTTAGAAAGAGAAAACAGATTACCTATACCACACAGAGAACACAATCCATATGTAGAAGCATTTTGGAAATGGTGGCCTGAACTATATCCTAGCTTACAAGTTTTTAGAATAACAGGCGGTGAACCTTTAATGTGTAAAGATACATTTAAGGTGCTTGATTATATAATTGAAAATCCTAATCCTAAATTAGAATTGAATATTAATAGTAATTTGTGCGTTCCTGATTCGATGATAGATAGTTTGATAGAAAAAATGAAACGCATACAATCAGAGGGTATGATTAAAGAATTTAAATTGTATACAAGTTGTGAAGCAAAAGGCGCAAAAGCAGAATATATTAGACACGGATTGGATTATAACAAATGGCTAGATAACTGTCATAGAATATTAAATGAAATCCCACAAAGCAAATTAACTAATATGGCAACTTATAATGCTTTGAGTGTAACAACTTACAAAGAGTTTATGCAAGACTTTATTAAGTTTAGATATGAGTTCAACACAGGCCCAGAAAGACGAAATCCAGTAAGTATGGATGCTGCATATCTTAGATGGCCACAACATCAGAGTGTTTTTATATTAGATCATAGTTACCTTAATATTATGAAAGACCAGGTTACTTATATGTACTTAAATAAAGAACAAATTGATTGGCCTCCATTGTGTGGTATGGGTTTTTATGAACACGAAATAACACGTATGAGAAGGAATTATCAAGTATTCCAAGAAAAATTATCAGAAAGTTATAAGCATATTGATGAAGTAAATCGCAATAGAGCAGATTTTTATAAATTTGTAACAGAACACGATAGACGCAGAGGAACAGACTTCTTAAAAACTTTCCCTGAAATGGAAGAATTTTATCACGTATGCAAAGCCCTAGTATAAAAGTTCCCCTATACAGAGATAAAAATAAACTTTTCAACGGATTTAATAATGATACCTGGGGGAAGTATACTGATAATGATTATAGTGTAACTGATCCGATAGATGCAAAACATATAGATTTTATTAACAGTGTAGGCACTAATAAGTTTTATTATCCTGTGTATCTATCACACTGGCTTTTTCCTTACGATGTAGATGTAAAAGACAGAAAGTTGCTTTGGGATTCATTTTTTATCCCAATTGATATTGTTAAATCAATAAAAGATGGAAAATGTAAACTTTTAATTCACAACACATTAGAAGGTTGGAATTTGGGTTATTTAGATAATACTGTTTATGAGACAATTTTAAAAAAGTATGATTTAGATTTTTCTAATGTAATATATTTAACAGGTAATTTAGTAAGACAAAGCCCTAACGGTGTAATAAACATATATCATAATAGATTTGAAGATATATATCTTTTCTATAATAAACACAAAATAAATTTTAAAGAATTATCATTAAAGAAAATAAAAAATAATGAAAATTTAAAATATAAATTTTTGTGTCTAAATAGACGTCCTAGTGCGCAACGTTTAGCTCTTTATGAATTTATTAATAATAAGCAATACGGATTAGTATCTCAAGCAGTGGATATTGCAAATAATGATAATATAGATTTTGCAATTAAAGAATTTGCAGAAAAATTTCCTAAAATATATAAAAGATTTAACAAAAAAAATTTATCTAAAACACTGCCAGCAGTAATAGATTATGAAGATATGACTTTTAATAATCCTACCCACGATATCAAACTAAGGAAATATTACGAATCATATTTACATATTGTGAGTGAAACATTTTATACTGATAAATCTGATAGGATGTTTTTTAGTGAAAAAATAATTAAACCTATATTTTTTATGAGACCTTTTATTCTTTTTGGACAGGCAAATAGTTTAAAATATTTAAAATCTTTAGGCTATAAGACCTTTGATAGTTTTATTGATGAATCTTACGACGAAATAAAAAATTATAATAAAAGATTTTTAGCTACCTGCAATTCTATTGATAAATTTATTTCTAGAGACTTTGAGGATATTAAAAAGGATCTTAATTCAATGATACCTATTTTAGAACATAATTATAATAATCTAGAAAAAAGGAACAAAGATTTATCTTTGTTAGTTAATCAGTTACTTACTAACTTATAAAATTCGCTGTTAAATTTTGTAAAAATATTGTAGTTATGCTCTAAAACATCTTGCATACTATCTAACATATCACATAATTCTTTTTTGTCTTTTATTAATAATTCATCTATTATTTTTACAATCATTGAAAATCTTTTGTGGTGATTTTTTTCGAAATCATAACTTTCGTCCCACCATTGATTAAATGTTTTAAAGCCCCAAGTTTTTAAAATATTAAGATTTCCGGGCGGTCCTAGCATTATTAAAGGCCTAAAGCACATTATAGGCTTGAATGATTTTTCACTTATATATTGCATAGGAGAAACAAATCTAGTTTCATTTGTAACATTTACAAAACTATTTTGTATATGTGTATATACATTTAAGTTGTTTTGTACTTGATAGTCTAGTATATTATTTGTACTTGTTTGTTCGTATTTTTCATCTAAATATACACAAGGTGTATCTAAAAAATTATTTAATTTGTTTTTTAGTCTTTTACGAACGTTTTTTGGAAATTGTTTAATAATTAAACTATTATTGTCTAACATATCATCTTGATCAGGCTTTTCACAAAATGTATAAGAAAATTCTGGATTATCATAATAAAGTGACGTAATAAATGTTCTATGATAATCCCATCTGTTTGATAAAGAAGATACTTTATATTCAAAATTTAAATTATTTTCTATGTTATCTAAATGATGTGATTTGAATTTTTTCCAAGTATTTAAAAACTTGTCGTAATATTTTATATCATATCCTATTTTATTTTTAATATCATCTGGAATAATTTCACAATGAAATACATCAAATTTTTTTATTTGTGTATGTGATAAAATGTTTGATATTATTTCTATTTCTAAAAGTTTTGTGTTTTCAAAATCAGATTCTATTACCTTACCCTCCATCATAGGTAAAATTTGTCCTTTGTAAGATATACGGAATATGTCATCTATTACAAAAATAATTTCTTTTATCTTATTCTCTAATAGGAACTGTACTACTGGATTTACTTTTTTTATATTTTGCGAAATTACAAGTAATACAGTATCTTTGTTTATTTTTTGGTAAAGATAGTCTGATTCACGGAATAAGTATGTTTCTTTGAAGATGCCATTCTCGTCAAAAAAGATATTTTTATCTTCAGTAATTATTTCAATATTTGGATATTTCATTTTATTCCGGTAATTTGAAGAGTGTATCTGTCACTAGTACCTAAGTTAGCGGCAAGGTGTGGAGTGTCATATTGCCATACTACTATAGTTCCAGATTTGTAATTTGTTAAAGGATATCCGTCTATTTCAAATATATGTCCCGGCTGCCAGTCCTCTAAAAATATAATAGCACGATGTATTCTTTCAACTTCTTCTAATTTGTGATAATCGATATATCTTACATATGCATCTCTATGGTAAGGAAGTATTTTTCCAGGATTCATTTTATAGTAACTACTACCTGCTAAACCTAAACCAGTATACTCAATAATTTTTTGTGTCCACTCCGGTTGTGGGTGTCTATAATCTACCATTTCACCTGTGTCAAAAATATTACCATAAATTTGTATCCATTCTTTAACTGCTGTAGGATCATTAAATGGTTCTTTAATGTAAGGCAATGTTTTATAGCTATCGTCAATTATACCTTCAGGCAATTTGTCTATATACCACACATTAATTCCTTTCTAAATCTAGTGTAACACAATGATGTCCACCTCCTAAGGTTCTGCTATGTCGAAGCTCACATCCGATTGTTTCTATGTTTTTTTTCTCTAATTCGTTTCTTAAAACTGTTTGAAATGGATCACAAACTACAGTATTAGGATTAATTGCTAAAAAGTTGAGTGCTATATATTTACTTGCGTAAGGATAGTCTATAAAAGGCTGTGCCACTAAATCTTTTCCCGAAATACTAATAACATCCCATTTTTTAAAAACACTTGGCATATTATTAGAATTAATTCTATCACCGTTTACAACAACTAATCCTTCTCGAACTGGACTAATTGTACTATCTATGTGTACACCGCTATATAGATTATCTAATATATGAACTGTGTACTTTGATCCTAAAGTTTCTTGTAACCATTTAGCACCTTTAATATTTCCACTTTCGCTTACTAAGTATAAAAGATCTTTTCCTAGCCTACAGATATTTGCAGCATCAAAGGTTGCTTCCGGATCATTGCAAATAATTATTTCTGTGTCCAACAAATGATTTAATGCTTCTATTTCTTTTTTTCTAGTAGGGTAAAGCATAGGAGCATCAATCACTTTATCACCAACAATTAGTAATCTGTCTCTCGGGCAATAGTTATACATACCGTCAAATAAATGAAAATCAAGTTCTGTAGGTCGTTCAACAACTACACCATAGTTTTTTAAGATTGACGAAAAGTTATCTAAGTCTTTGTTAGCTTCTAAAATTATATTTTCGTCAACAGGCCCAGCAGGGACAGGAGTTTCTTTCCACAATGTTGTTTTTTCTTGATTTCTAAATATAGGACATTGAACAGGCCAGTGAGCATTTGTTGCTGAACCTACAACTATTCTTTTTAACTGGTCCCATTCATTTACTGAATATATCATTTAATTTCTCTTTTATATATTCTGCCCATAATTTGTGTCCTTCAGCAGTAGGATGTCCGCAATCTAAAAAATATCCAGTACCACGTAAGTTTTCTCTTTCTACACAAGCTCTCTTCCATTTACGAGGAAAATATTTTTCGCCAAATGACTCAGTCATTTTTAAATTATTTTCATTTAGCCAGTCAAATTCAAATATAGGTATTTGATAATTAAAAAATACTCCGCTTTTATTAGCAAGAAATTCTAAATAACTTTTTTCTAAAAAATAATCTTTGTTAATAGGTATATCACCAAATACGCTGTATTGTATAACTGGCACTTTTGCAGTTTCTAAAATTTTTGAAATTTGATTATCCCAATTTACAAGTATATCATTTAAACTTTTATCTTTATAATATTCGACTACATTATTATCAACACTGGAAAAATCTCTAGCTTTTCCGTCCCAAAATCTTGTAACTCCGCTCCATCCTATAATTACAGCATCATAAGTATCATTATAATTTTCTAAAAAACGTGTAACTATTAAATCATTAGAAGCACCTATTTCTGAAGTATCAATATACCCATAACCAATTAAGTTTGGCCAACTATCTTTATAATCAACACCGTAACCGGATGTCCAACTGTCGCCACAAATTAATATTTTCATTTTATTTTTACTTTCCTACAATCGGGATATACTACATTTATTGGATCAAATTTTCTTGCTTTAATATAATAATCTAAATATGTTATACCTTTTATACATTCTTCAGGATTTAATTTATAATGATATCCTATAGAAAACTCCTGCTGGTCAATCCAAGGTTGAATTTCTAAATCTCTGCCGTCGTATCCTAATTTTTTAAGTTTGTTATAATCTTCTTTCGAATCTAATAATATTGCGCCACCCCTCCCTATGTCTAACGGTTTACTATAACCAAAACTCAAACACTGAAGTTGACCTTTGCGGTACATATTAGGTTCTAATCTTCTTGCACTGTCCCAAATTCTTGTTTTGTGTAAATTATATTCTCCTATCCAGTGTTCTTCTATTAAATTGTAATTAACGTCTAATTTGTGCATTGTTTGTAAAACACTTATATATGTAAACGCACTAAAATTGCACTCTTTAACTTCATCTAGATATAAACATAATTCGATAGCGTGAGTGCAACAATCGGTAGTAACGACATAAGGAGCACCTGTAAATTCTGATAATTTATTTTCAAAATCTAAAATTTTTTCAAACATTCATAAATCCAATATATGTCATATTTATTAGGGTTGAGTAATGTACGCAGATAAGTATGACTATAAGGAGTTTTCTATGAATATAAGTTTTATAGGTCTAGGTAAATTAGGTTTACCTTGTGCAGAGGTTATTGCTTCTAAAGGACATAATGTTACAGGTTATGATATTAAAAAATATAAGACTAACAATGTTGATCAGTTTCCTACTATAGAAGGAGCAGTAAATGGTAGAGATATTGTATTTGTTGCAGTACCTACACCACACGATCCAGATTATGACGGCAGAGCTCCAACAGCACACCTTGAGCCTAAAGACTTCTCTTATAACATTGTTAAAGAAGTTTTAACAGAGTGTAACAAGCATATGAATAAAAATCAATTGCTAGTACTTATAAGTACAGTTTTACCAGGTACTGTTCGTAGAGAGTTCGTTCAGTTAATCACTAATACAAGATTTGTTTACAATCCTTATCTTATCGCAATGGGAACAGTTGCTTGGGATATGGTAAATCCTGAAATGGTAATGATTGGTACCGAAGACGGTAGCGAAACAGGCGATGCAAAGCAACTAGTAGATTTTTACAAAACTATAATGGAAAATGATCCTCGCTATGTTGTTGGCACTTGGGACGAATGTGAATGTATAAAAGTTTTTTATAATACATTTATATCAACTAAAATTGGATTGGTGAATATGATTCAAGATGTAGCACAACAACAAGGTAATATAAATGTTGACATTGTAACCAATGCTTTAAAGGATAGTACACAAAGAATTATGGGTCCTAGTTATATGAAAGCCGGTATGGGGGACGGCGGAGCCTGTCATCCTAGAGATAATATTGCTTTAAGATTTATGGCAAAGAAATTACATTTAGGATATGACATTTTTGATAGTATAATGAATGCAAGAGAACAACAGGCACAAAATATGGCTATCGAAATACTTAAATATGGAAATAAGATACAATTTAGTAGTGATAGCTACAAGTCTGGCGTAGAATATACAGATGGTAGTTACAGTTTACTTGTACAACATTATATAAAAGAACACGGTGGTTGGATAGTGAACGAAAATCCGAGCGTTTTTGTTTTAGCTCACGAAAACGACAAAGTTCCAAAAGGGCAATTTACTGTATTTGATCCTTGGCGTACTTACAAAGGCGATAACTATACTGTAAGTTATGGCAACACTAGACATTTACAATAAAAGATTGTATAATAAAGTATGTATGATATTGTATATATCGGAAACGACGAAAGTAATTGGAAAAATGTAAAGAAAAAATTCTTTACAGCAAAACGTGCAGACTCGTTAGATAGCGCAAAAAGAAAAGTTTTTACAAAAATGTTTTGGGTAATATGGAATGATATTACTCCATTAGATTCTTTTGATTTTAGTTATGAAGCCGATAATTGGAGTTTAGATGTTACGCACGTTTTTAAAAACGGAGAAAAATTTGACGGTGTATGCTTATTTCCAAAGGATGTAATTTTAACAGATGAAGAAATAAGTCAAAGACAATTTATACATAAAAAAGAAGTAGATATAACAGCAAGTAAATCTGCTGAATTTGAAAAAATATACGCTAAAGATTACGACGATTATAAAGAAAAATTAAAAAACGTTACTAGTGAATTTGTATGGATAATACCGTCTGATATAAGTGTAAATTTTGATTTTAACTATCAAGTATCTTATTGGGATAAAGATCTTGTTTTTTTGTTTAAAAATCATTATTACAATGATGGTATTTTTTTGCAGCACAAAGATTTTCACGTTTCCCGTCGCGAGTATGATTATGCTTGGTTTGCTAAAAAAATAGATGTAGAAATAAATGCTTCTTCGCCAATACCATATGATATTGTTTTTATAAGTTATAACGAACCAAACGCTGATGAAAATTTTGAATGTTTATTAGAACAGTTTCCGGATAGAGTTATACATCGTGTTCACGGCATTACTGGAATACACCAAGCACATATTGAAGCTGCAAAAGTATGTGATACATCAATGTTTTGGATAGTTGATGCAGATGCAATAATTGTAGATGATTTTAAGTTTGATTATCAAGTACCAAGATGGCAACACGATCACGTATTTGTATGGAGATCACAAAATCCTGTAAATGATTTAGTATACGGATATGGTGGTGTAAAATTGTTTCCTACTAGTATGACTATTAATATGGATGTATCAAATACTGATATGACAACAAGTATTAGTAGAAAATTTAATGCTATAAAAAAGATTGCTAATATTACAAGTTTTAATACAGGCGAATTTGAATCCTGGAAAAGTGCATTTAGAGAATGTTGTAAATTAAGTAGTAAAATTATTGATCGACAAAAAGACGAAGAAACTAATAATAGATTAAAGATTTGGTGTACAGTAGGTGCAGATAAACCTTTCGGTAAATATGTAATAGCTGGTGCAAAATCCGGAGCAGCATATGGTGCAAGGTATCAAGGAGATAATGAAGCACTAAAGAAGATTAATGATTTTGATTGGTTACAGGAGCAATTTAAAAATGCAAACATTTGAGTTGCTAGATAGATTTGAATTGTTGTATCCAACAAATACAAAATTAGCAGATTTGCGTAGAACATATATAGACAATGATTTAAGTAGTTTATTTAGATTATTAAATGCAGATGAAGAACTACGTAAAGCAATTATAGAGGAAAATCTTCACAGTATTTTTAGAGTTGTAAACAATTATGATACTGAAGATTTACGTAAGGCAGTAACAGAAAATAATTTACACAGTGTATTTAGATTACTTAACGATGATGATTTGCGTAAACTTGTACTAGAAGATAATATTTGGAAGTTATGGCCTGTTTTAGAACGTTATACAAATACACAATTTGTATCTGCATTTAAAAACTTTTTTGTTAATAATATTGATATTGATGACGATTGTTTTAGTAGAGGGCAATTACAAAGTAAACTTTGGCTAGTCAAAGAATTAAAAAAACTTAAAGTTGATCTAGGCACAGTGTATTTGTGTGCAGGTTGGTATGCTACACTTGCTACAATGCTTTTTGAAAGCGGTATGAAGGTAGATAAAATTCGCAGTTTTGATATTGATCCAAGTTGTGTAGATATT